ATGAAACATTTTTTTGATAATTCGGCTGTGTTTTTCCGTCGTTTATATTTGCCCTTGAATGGTATAGATGTGTTATTTGTCTATCAAGCGTAGCAACCGTAACAACACCGTTTGATTGGTAATTATAGATATTCGCCATCATTTCGTCATCTTCACCACCCCAGCCTTCAAACCTCTCATCAAACATGCCAATTTTTAAAAACGACGATTTATCAAACATAATAACACCACCAGATAAATTATGTATATTTCTAATAGTTCCTATGTTGATATTTTTTGTCGTTATATATTCATTTGTTTGTTCTTCGGTCATATCGTTCGAAAATCCATTATACGGCCTAACTATTGAAAACGTATTAAGACATCCAATTCCTTTTAAAAAACAATATTTATCTACCAACATATCATTATCCGAAAACACTAATTTAGTTTTATGTGTGTTTTTTGCTGAGTAATTAAACCCCCAACTCCTATTAAACAAACCGGGGTTAAATAAAAATTTATATTTTATATTAAATGAAGATATTAAATCACAAACACCTGATTCTTTTTCGTCTTGTTCTACTACAAAAATTTCAACATCTGACGAAATTGAACGAACATGTTTTATAACTTCCAACAAATTCCTAGTTCTATCTTTATTTTTTGAATGATCTCTATGAAGAATAATATACGAGACATCTAAAAATTCACTCATATAATCTTCTTCCATTCTGTTAAAATTTCTTCATTACTCATATACAAAACCCCGTCGGTTTTATCATTGCCGTGATAATTTGTATTAGTTAATCCACACTCAGCTTTTATATATCCCCACGTCTCGAATTCTGAACTGTGGTAAACATCTGTAATAGTATCATACATTTCTTGTTTATTTTCAACATATCCAACATGTTTTATTTTATTTGGATATGCTTTCAGGTACGGAATAATCTTCTTATTATAATATTGCTCATCGCCAACATTTCCAAAAATAATAATCTTATCCATTTTGTCTTTTAAAGCTCTTTCGATAGAAATGTGAATATTTTTAATAGGATGGATTGTCCCAATAACACCTGCGAATTTTTTGTTATTCTTTTTGTTTGGTATTAAATCATCCACAACGTTCGTAATAATATGGCTTGTTTCAGGAAGCTGCTGTTCGGCTCTTACTTTTTCACTAACACACTGTACCGAATCGAATATAGTCAAATTAATATTTTTTGTATTGAATATTTTTGTATATTCATGAATACTCAGAATCATTTTCTTACAATTCAACTTGTTTGGAATATTCAAATAATGAACAATAATTGTATCGTCTTTGCTGATATCCAATGAATTTAATCTTCCAGAATTACACTTGTTCAGATGCCACTCATGAGGACCGTAAAACTTACATTCGATGCCGTTCTTGTTAAAAAGATTTGTTAGATTGATGAATGCTGTTGTTGAACCACCATATGATGAATGTCCCGAAAGTATTTTAAGCACTATATTTGTCTCCGTAAATAAATGTTTTCCTGTCGAGAATAAATGATTTCTGGTTTATTGTTCGTGGTTTGCTAGTCAAATCTTCGTCTAAAATATAAACTGCATTTTCAATTTTTAGGTTGTCAATTTCCGAATAATGTCCATAGTCCGAAGTATTTTCATAATATACAACACAATCTCCATTTTCAGAAATTTGCCGTTCAAGTTCTTTTATCAATTCACTTGCTTTCATACAAACCTTCCTCTGATATCAATTCCAACCAAGCTTTTTCTAATCTCTTCATACTTCTTCATTCTAAATTCATGAGCACTTGCCAACATAGCATTTCCGGCATTTTTATACCAACTCAATCCTTCATGATGAACAAACCATTCTGGGTCAAATTTGGCATTTCCTATTTTTAATCCAGCATTCAAAATATCTTCGTAGAATGTAGCTCCGACATCATATTTCCTATTTGTTCTATCAAGAGCATTTGGAACATTTGAAAAGAATTGATTTGAATTTGTTTCATCTATTCTTTTTTGGTCGTGGAAGCTAATTCCTTTTTTATTTGTGTCTTCCAAATCAATCAGACAGAACCATGGATGGATTCTCGGGAACAATTTATAGTTAGCGCGGTCACCACACTTGTCCCCCATAATAGTATAACCTTGGGAGATAAACTTGTTAATGATAGGGAAAACATTTTTATTGAAAGTTACGTCTGTATCTACAAGAAGAACATAACGACATTTACACATTTTCAAAGCCTTATCAACTGCCAAGCTATGTGTCATTCCTGGATTTCTGTCATATGAAATTCCGTAATGATTCAACATTTGTTCTGTCTGGTCGTTTGTTGAATTTTCCATGATAAGAATGTTTGTTTTTGGAATTGGGTGTTTGTAGACCCACGACTTCAATAATGTTTCTGTGACTATTGGAGTATTATAAGAACATGTTATTATTGTAAAGTCATTCATTCCATTGCCTTCTTGAAAACATCTTCTACTTTGTGTTCTATTTCTCTCTTACGTTTTCCTTTGGTCATCCTAAGCAAAATATTAACAATTTCTGTTTTTTCTGCTTTACATTTCATTAATCTAATTGCTGCACTAAACAACCATTGGTCCGTTCCTTGACCCGTTCCGGTTTTGTTCCAATTAAAGTTATTTTCTTTTTCTAATTGGAATACTGTTCTTTCAAGCTTTTCTTTATAGTATTTAATCTTGTTTGAATCTGTTAATGTGCTTATGCTTCTATATTCTTTTTTAGCCTTCATTCCTGCTACACTTTTATCTATAGCTATTGCGCTTTTGAATCTATTCACCAATTTTTGAGAAATGTCAGAAAAAGAAAACAACTTACCTTCATTGATGTGATATTCGTAAAACCCGTTATCTCCTGGAGCTTTTTGCCCGAAGCCTATTCCAAAACATGATTTGTCCACACCTTCAAAATATTTACTTAGGATACAATGTCCTCTTTCCATTTTCAGCTTCACACAATAGTCTGAATATTCTTCAATTGTATAATCTCTATCAAGCGGAATAATGACACGAAATCTATCAGAATAGTCTTTAATCTTATGTGAAAATGAAGTGTAGAGATAGAATTTGAACTCTTTATATTTCTCTATAAAATCTTCAATTGAAATAGATTTCTCAAAGTCTAAAATCAAGTAGCTCAGAGAAATAGCATTTTCTTTATTTGCTGTATTATTCTTGAAATTGTATGCGAATATTAGTGGGATTTCATTTTTATCAGAATATTGGTTTGGATTTATTATCTGGTTTACAATGTATTTGAAATCTATATTCTTTGCTGTCTCGGCAGTCTCGTAGAAATTTCTTACAAACATACGCCTCCGAAGGAATGAACTCCTCCTACAAAAAAGGCTCCCAGAATGAATCTGGGAGCCTTACAGACACATCTAAATGTCGATTACTTCTTCTTCAGTCCAGCGAAGAAATCTCCCTCGTCTTCGTCATCTCCGGCAACGGCAACTTTTGCTGCACTGGCCTTTGATGTCGTTGGCTTGGTAGGAATTTCGTCATCAAACTTAAAAGCTGGATCAATATCGTCAACCTTTGTAGGAGTCTTCGTTACGGAAGAAATTCCTTCGGCTGTGTTCATCTTCGAAACAAGCTCTTCGATTGAAAGGAACTTGTCGCGAGAAATCAAAGGCTTCAGATTGTGAAGATTGGCTTCAACCGCCTCAACAACACTATCCGACAGCTTAGACACAGACATAAACTCACTCGCATCGTAGTTAGGAACTGGTTTCTTATTTCCACGAAAATCGTTGATAATCTTCGTCTTGATCTTCAGCTTAAAGTTCGCACCCTCATCATAATCAAAAATCATCACAGGGTCATCAATGCTTCCAGGAACAGGAATCATCTTTGCCTTGATTTGCTCAAACATCTTCTTTCCAAACCTGAACAAGAAAACCTTTCCTTCATTCTCGGGGACTTGTGGATCTTTGACAACTAGAATGTTTGAAAAGACGCTCATCTTCTTGAATCGACGACGCGCATTTTCTTCATCTCCAGCAGCCCAAACCTTAGACGCATGTTTACAAACCGGACAATCTTCTCCGTGAGTCTTTGGACAATTCTCAATAAACCACTTTCCTTCCGGACCTTGGAATCCGTGATTGTAAAGAATTGCGTAAGGTAGATCGGTATCTGGTGAAGGAAGGAACCTGATTATTGCTTCGAATGTTCCATCATCCTTAATCTTCGGCTTATAGAAACGAATGTCGTCGTCTCCTTGATTCTTCTTTGGATTTGCCTGAGTCTGCATCTGCTCTGCTACTGCGGTCCAATTAAATTTTCTTCTCTCTGCCATTTTGTTTTCTCCTTGTTCTTTCTTTTTATATTAGTTCGGTTTTTAACACTCTTTCTATTGCGTCTACTATTCTTAACATTCTTACTGTTTCGTCAGAAGGTTCGGATTTTCGAACAATTTTATCTTTGAACCGAATAACAAAGATAGGTGAAATAAATCTTACTTTCATCAATTCTAGTGCGACCATCTCTCCACTATTATTTATCATAACGCTGTCAAAAAAATTTGTCAATTTTGCTTTTTGAACCAGATCGTTTATTAGCTGCTTGTCTTTCTCCAGTCGCTTGTGGGTGAACAATTTTGAAATTTCATCCAGATGCTTGAAGTCCCACGAGTTAACTTTGGTATAGAACTTCTCATCATTTAGGCAATTATAAAATATATACAACATCAATTGTCTTGTTGTAAAATAATTGTTGTTGTGAAATGATAGAATTGTTGTTAACTGTTTCAATCTTTTCTCAGGAATCATTGAAATGAAACGATTCCTGAAAAGATTTTCTTCTTTCCCTGCCAAAAAATCTTGAATGTTTAACAGTAAAGAAAATAGTCGGTTATTACTCAGCATCCTCATCTTCCAGAAATGTGTTTAGTTTTGTTTTCTTCTTCTTATAATTAAATCGTTTTACTAGTTCTTCTCTCAATAGATAAATATTCTCTTCATTAAAACAAGAGAGCACAACTTTGAAGTCAAAATAATCTTCCTCTAAATAAAAAGCAATATCTGAAAGAGTTACGGATTCTAAGCGAATAAGACGCCGAATAAGCAAATTGAATCTGTGAAAGTTCTCATTACCCACTCGTTTTCCATTAGATACACCATTGATGTCGATATTATGCTTTTTAATTTCATTGTATAACTGCTCCTTAGTTATCTTTTTAACTTGTTCTGTTTCTGCATCTCTCTGAACCCAAAAATCTTTCTTAACCGCTATCTTATCTAAAAATTGAAGAACGTTTTCTGGGTTCTGTAAATGCTCTGCGTATTCTTGTTCTAATTCCATTTTCCATCCTTAGTTAAAATCAATTATCTTTTTCTTTCCACTGTTTCTATCTTTTCTCATTAAATTATCAACGACATCATCCACAGATTCCGCTGGTTTCTTTATATCGTCTTCATCTTCCACAAGATCGAAAATTCTCATCTTTGGATAATCAACACCTATATATCGCTTCTTTTTATTTTCACCATATCGGTTTTTCAAAAGAAGGAATGTATATCTTCCAGCTTCTCTCATTTCTTGTGTTTGAGTCACACCAAAAATAATATCGGCAGTTGCTACAGTGCCAACAGAATCCGCAACATCTGTTAAATCAAGTTCAGCATTTCCAAAACCACCTCTGTTAGTTTGAACTGCCGAAACAATAGGCATCCCAAATTCGACGGCAATCGCTCTAAGTTCTTCAGATATGGTTTTTTGTTCTGAATAACTATTAGCATTTTTATTAGACGCATTCGGCGACATCAATCCAAGATAATCAACAAAAATAATATCAGGAACAAACTTCTTTTTTAATTGAAGTTCTTTTAATATGGACCTAATACGATTAGAATTAACAGATTTTGGAGGATACGCAACAACATAAAAATTTGATTGTAATTGTGTCTGATATTTTTCAAGTTTTACCGTGAACTTGTTTTTATCTAACATTTTCAAATCTGACAAATTAATATCAAAAAGATTTGCCAATATTCTTTCAGATATCTTTTCCTCAGACATCTCAAGAGAAATATATAAAACGTTCTTATTTTGGAGAAGAGAATTTGTAGAAAGAGAACATTTAATAAGAGACTTACCTAAATTTGAATTTTTTACTGACACATTTTCGTAAAAGAAACGGTGGTTTTCATGTTCAACGCGAATATCAATAACTGGTTTTGAATATCCTTGTTTTCTCGTTTTACAATGAAAATATCCATCAATTGTTAAAAGTTCATCATCCGAATTCAACTCTTCTACAAACTTCAAACCATCCCTCGTGTCAACCACATGTTTTCCACTACATTCGAATTTGTAGCCATTATCTGTTTCAACTTTCCAGATTTGTTTAACTCCTTTATGGATGTAATGGGTTACCGGGACATACCCATCGGGCGAATCTATTTCGACCTTATAACCATTCTTGTATGAAAGAATATCCGATATCTGACATTCTTTATATTCCCATATATTATTATCAAAAGCATCAATGTAATATTGAAATGGTCGGATTGTCTTCAAATCTTTGACTTCTTCTATTTTTGAATCCGAATCTTTTAAGATACGAATACGCACCATTCCATCCTCTGTAACGCATTCCGCCAAAATGAGTGTTAGACTCTTCTCATGGAATCCTCCCTCAATCAGTTCGTCTAATGTTTTCAATCCTGTTGAAACAACTTTGTCTCTATCGTGTAAAGCACTATACATTCTTTCAGCATCTGTTAGAACGCTGAGACCAATGTTCGTATCAAATGTAAAAGAAAGTGCTTCTCTTAGTTTATCTGGAGTCGAATTAAGTTTCACATCATCTTCTGTGTCTAAACTATTATTCGCTTCTAAAATAATTTCTCTTGCTAACTTCTTCTTATAAAATTCTTCCAGCATATCCAAAATGAAATCTCTATCATATTCACTAACATCCATATCACAAATATCAACAAACGCATCCCAAACATCTGAGTTTAGAAGTTTCATTTGTTGAGTAGATGGAAATTTTTGATATTTGTCAAGGTATTTTAGTGTAGTCTTGACAATATCAATACAAACACCATCATCAAAAACATCAACTGTTAAATATGGAAGAATTTTGTCTCTCACATCCATATCGACAAACATGTATCT